GTAAGCCCAACTTGGCGCATCGGTTGATACCACGACGGCGGCTCGTTGACGGTCTGCGCTGCTTCCTGCTCGAAGGCTGGTGTTGGAGCAGGTTGATGTGGTATGTCATCTGCCCCCTTCGCCTCTTGATAAGCGCGTGCAACAACATCAAATTCAGGCGTGCCCTTCCTCGCCTGATTTGCAACGATCCAGCCGGCGTATTCGTCGGCAGATGCCATTACGGCGTGCCTTTCAAAATTGCATCTGCTTGATCTCGGATGCTGCGGTCAGTCGAGCGACGTTGCGGAGTGATCTGCCCACCGGCACGCTGTCCTTTGGGCGCCTGTCCTCCGCGAACAAATACAGTGTCAATTGCATCAATGATGCCGATGTTGGATTCGTAACTCTTGGATGGGTCAGTCAATGCGGAAAGCCACGTCTGCAACTCTACGTTGGAGTTGAGTTGCTGCGCGCTCATACCGGTAGCGTTCTTGATGGCATTCATTACACGCAGTCGCGCGCTTTGTATGCGGTTCCGTGCGTCTTGTTCTTTCGTGCCGCCCATCCTGCCGAGCAACTGCCCTGCACCGCTGGATTGCATCCACGAGGCCACGTTGGACGCCGTGCCACGCTCCGAACTTGGGATGGCGCGGCTTTCGTTCAACGTCTTGTAATCTTCTCGAAGATTATCCAGTTCAGTTGAGAGCAACTGTTTGCCCTCCGCAACTTTCTCAGCCTTCGATCCTGGACCAGCAGGGACTTGGCCGGTAGCCTGCTCGCGTGTTGCCCATATCGGACCATTCGGCCCCATGATCTGCACTAATGGTTGCGGCTGCGGAGGTTGCCGCATTGCCGCACGGTCAGCGGATGTTTGCCGCGCGAGATCAACACGTTCCGCGGCTGCCTGTCGAGCCTGCTGATCTCTCCAAGACTGCTCGCGCGCCTGCGCTGCTCGCGCTTCTTCGCGCCTCAACGTGGCTTCTGACTCTCTGGACGCACGCGCCGCATCTTGTTCCAACTTCCATGTGGAATCGGTAGCAATCACTTCACCAGTACCAGGTCTCACAAGGGAGCGACCAAGTGCAGTGGGTTTTTGCTGCTGCATCCACATATTCATGGCCGCTTGTTGCGTCTCTGGAGTGCGCAGTTGCGCAATCATCGCGGGGTTGAATTGACCCGGTGCAATGGCTGGAGCGGTACTTGGCGCAACCGCTGGCGTGCCGTAGTCTGCCGCCTGCGAAACCTCCTGCGGATCAGGCTGAATCGTTTGCTCAGGGCGTCCTTGCATTCCTTGCATCAACATCCCGTAGTCGGCCTCGCGGTCCCCCCGAATCCTCGCGGCCAACGCCTTCGAGCGTTCATCGGCCTGCTGCATTCCGCGCCCGCCAGCGTAGCCTTGCAGCATTTTGGCAAGCGGCGCGAGCGGCGACATCGGCACGGCCCAGCCGCCAGAGGAAGGCGGCGCTTGCAGCGGTTCGAGCGATTGCTGCTGCATCAGTTCGGCGAGCTTGCGCCGTCGCTCGAGGGCCTGCGCTTCGACGCTGTATTCGTTCGGTGCCATCAGGTTGATGTTAGAGGCTTGCATAATTCACCATCATGTAGCCGCTCGGATGCGTCACGACAGCTTCCGGTCGCACGGTCAGCAGTTCATCCGCCATGACGCCACGTTCGCGCCTGCCGAAGATGTCGTATTCGTAGATGCCGATGCCGAGCGGATGCGTGCCAATGCGGACGATGTTCGACTTCAGGCGACGGTCGGAAAAATTGAACATCCCGAGTGCCGCCCCTCCGAGTTGCCCGAGTGTCGATAGTCCTTGGTTGTACTGCCCGACGCCCAAGCCATAGAGTCCTTGGTTGTACTGGGCCTGCTGCTGCGCGGCGTTGAACATCGGCGCCGGCTGGATGTTCGCGCCCTGGTACTGCTGGAACTGCGGGTTCTGAATCTGCGAACCGGACATCAGCGCCGTGATCTCATTCAAAGGGAGATTGCGCTGGTATGCCTGTTGTTGCAACGATTGTTGCTGCGCCTGATTTCCGAACTGACCGCCTTGCAGCGCCTGATTGAACCCTTGGCCGACGGCCGCATTCTGCGCCTGCTGCTGCTGGAGCGCCGCACCCTGATTCTGGCCGATGGCCTGATTCTGCAATCCTTGCACGCCGAACTGCTGCCCGAAACCCTGCTGCTGCGCAGCATTTTGCGCGGCCTGCTGCGCAAGAGCAGCTTGCTGATTCTGGCCGAGACCCTGATTTCCGAATTGTCCCTGCGCCATGGCTTGTCCAAAACCCTGCTGATTGGCAGTAAAATCCAAGCCGATGCCCTGTAACGCAGCCTGCGCGAGCATGTCGTTCTCGCGCTGGTTCTGCAAGGTCATCGAATTGCCGTAGGCTTCGCCGCCAGCAACCAAACCTTGATTGCGAAGCTGCGTTTCCAGTTGCCCGCGTTCGCGCTCGATCTGCGGTTGCAGGCGCGACATGATCGCTTGCTGTCCTGTCATTCCGGGCCGTACCGGCATGTCTGGATTGCGCGATACGTCGATGTTCCGCTGCGCAGACTCGGAAAGATTCGGAGCACCGGCTATTCCCTGTCCCGCTGGTACATTGGCCCCGGCCTGTCCATACCCGGCAAGATCAGGCGCACCCTGCGGCTGGCCTTGGTATCCTAGCGAAGTCTGCACCCCGGGCCCGCTTGGCTGAAACGGCGTGCCCATGGTTCTCTGCGCAGTACCAATGCCCTGCTGCCCGAGATTCGCCAATCCCATACGAGTTTGCTGCTGCGCATCGAAAATCTGCTGCGATTGCGGATTCAGCGTTTGATTGATTGTCGGCGTCGGGACGCCCTGATCATTGGGCGCACTCCAAGAAACCTGCTGACTTCCATAGGGGTTATTGATATTCGGATTGCCAAGCCGCGCTTGGGCAACTGCCGTTTCAGTGTTGGCCGTGCCCTGCGCCCGGGCTGCGCCGGTGTAGTCAGGAGCTGGAGGTGGAGAAGGTGCGTCTTTCATGGCGTAGTCCTTTTAGCCAACGGCATTCGTGTTTCAGCATGCCGTAGATGATGGCGTCATCAAGGCCGAAGCCCTTGCGCACGACGCCTTCCAGCTTAAAGCCCACGCCTTCAACAAGTGATCGAGAAGGCCGGTTCTTTTTTGCAACAATTGCCGTGATCCGTTCGCATTGTAACTGAACGAATGGGTAGGAGAAGAAAACCTCCAGCGCGGTACGCGAAAGCCAACGCTTGTGGGCTCCGGCGCACGACATCTGAATCGACTTGCAGTGCGGTCGGTACTCGTGGAACACCACCGCACCGGCAAGTTGTCCGTGGCTCTGCACCCCAATGGCCACGCAGGGGCCAAAGCCGTGATGCTCGGTAGGCGAACGGGACATGACCCATTTCGCCAGGAACTCATCGGCACCATAGACGAGCTTCACAGGAAGCCCCCAATCTCCAGCGAGATCGCAGTGGATACCAGTTGCAGTTGCAACCCCGAGCAGGACGATTTGAACACTGGCGCACCGGCGATACCTGAACCAGTCGCCCCCTGAATGGCAAAGGTCGGGACCAGATCGGTTCCCCACAGTCCATTATCCCAAGTAGCCGTGTCCCATACTCCATAATTCGTCGCGCTGAATGACAGCGCAGCCGTGGGATCGGACAAGTCGTAATCCCAATTGACGTTGGCGTATATCTGCGGCACGCCGTTGGTGAGAAACATCGGCCGCATTGACGTAACTCGCTTGGTGATCCCAGGCGCGCCGAATTCATTGAATGCCTGCAGGATGAACCCGTTGATGGCGCTGCCGTTGTCGGCGTTGGTATCCCAGGCTTGCCCGACGTAGGTATTGCCGCCGAAATACAGTTCGTCTTGGAACAATTCCCAGCAGTTCGCTGCCCAGCTATTGAAACGTCCCCATGCGCCGGTGATGGTATTCATTGCATACTGTTCCTGCGCGCTGCCGGCAGAAACCGGGACGTTTAACACCAGCATATCCTGCAGCGGGAACAGGCATAACTGCCAGCCGAAATTGGAACCGTAATCGACGATCGCAGAGCCGATGGCCTGCTGGATCTTGTCGGTAATAGCGGTGCGATTGTTCACCCGAGATGAGGCAAGAGCTTGAGAGAGCGGCAGCACGCCATCACGGCAGATGAGCAGCAAATCGCCGCCCCACTTAATGAAGGGGCGATTGCCTACCGGGGTGCCCAAGTACCATACACCGCGCAGCGCCCAGGTCGTGGCGCTCGCCGGATCGGTTCCGGCGTACACGATTACGTCGCCCTTGTTGGTGATGAACACAGCATAGTCATCGACGCCCTGCCCGGCGTCTATGGTCCACGTTGCCATCGCCACCAAACCGCCGCCATGCGGGGCAAAAGCGCGCAGATCAAGTGCTGCAGCCGCGCCCCCTATGGCCCCCGTGGGCAGATACCAGGCGCGAAGATCGTTCTGCTTAATTAACCAGACACGATTCTTGTGCATGTTGATGCCGATACAAGTAGCGGAATCCACGCCGGTAATATCGTATGGTGCGCCGTCGCCATCGGTCGCCCAGGCAGAGCCGGTATAGAAGCGGGCCTTATCCGCGCCGTTTACGCCCATCAGGTAATTGTTGGCACTGGTGGCGATGTTGATGTACTGAAAGCGCCCATTGGTGAGTCCGGTAACGTCGGCAGCGCCCACCGCCCCGGAGGATGTGACCTCGTAGATGCGACCGCCGGAATTGGCGGAAAAAAACTTGTTGGAACTGCCTCCGGCATAGGCCATCAATGTTTCCGATTGCCCGGTCATTCCGGTTGCATGCTGCGAGTAGCCGAAACGCAAATCGACGGTGGTCGTGCGCGGGAAATAATTGGTGAGAACTACCGCATCCGTCGGCGGCATCTCGGCATAGGAATCGCGCGCATTCAAGCCACCCACCGTGGCGGGCAGCGATGCTATCTTGATGCGCGGTCTTATGGGGCGGATGCTTGCCATATCGGATATCTCAGTTCCCAATTCTCGGCCTTGCGCCAGATGTGTTCCGCGCGCCAACCATCAACAATATCGGTAAAGTCGCGGTCGGTGAACGAGCAGTATTCGAGGAAGTCCGCATAATTGCGCTTCGGAAACTCGCCATCGAAGCGCCGCACCAGCGCAATGCCTTCATCGCGGGTGATCTTGCCGTCCCTGATCTCGTGCGCCGCATCCGAAGTCGCCCGTCCAATGCCGAACTTTACATAACCCAAGTAGTAGTGAAAGCCGTCCAGACAATCGTCCAAGCTCGCGTACTTGGAATAGGTGCCTTCCGAACGCTCGGTGTTTGGTGAAAAGCCTGTGTTATCCGAGCAGTAGTAGAAGTTCTCCTGCGGGTCCCAGAACTTGTAGTAGCCCATGAAGTGGATGCGCGTGCCATTGGCCTGCAATACCGTCCGAGGCGGAGCCATGAACGGTTTCAGGTCAGCAGCCGAGATGCCATGTGCGGTCCAGAACTCCGGCGTCAGGCCGGAGAAATAGTGATGGGCGTGATCGTCTATATCCCGTTCTGGACGAATGGCGTTCTTCATGTCCCCGCCGTATTCCACTTCGCCGTTCTCGCCATACATGATGAGCGGAATCTTGTAGCGCACGGAAATCTGCAACGGAAAATTGGTCTGCCCGTAGATAAACGGCTGGAATGGATCGCCGAGGTATCGGGTTGCGAGAGCCGCCAGCCGCCGCGTGACCTGCCCATTGGGCTTGCCGAGCAGGTTGTCGAACCCGGAGTCGATAAACGCATCCAGGTTCTTGCGTCCGATGTCGGTCGCCTTCAGCGGCGCCCAGGTCACGGTAAGCGGGGTCATGCCGTACAGGTGCTTCAACTGATGCGCCACAAACCCGGAATCCTTGCCGCCGCTACAGGGAACGATCACATCGTAGTCGCCGTTGCCCTTGCGATACTGGTCACACAGGGTGCGCAACTCGAGGTCGCGCTGGTTCCAGTCGATGCCACGTTTATACTCGGCATAACGGCAGGCTGAACAAACGCCTTCTGCATCGAAGGTAATGCGCGGGCGCTGGTTGGACATGGTGCAGCGCGTGCAGAAGCGCACCTCGAGGGGCAGCCCGTAGCGTTTGGCAATGTCCATCAGCCGAATCCACTATCAGGTATGTTGCCCCAGCCAATGAGCACATCCGCCGGGCGCGGGGCCATGGAAAGCGTCGCTGCGCCGGCCTCACTTGCCCAAGCGATACCCTTGTGCTGCTCGTACAAAGTCCCGTAAGGGTCGGCCCAGCCCTTGGCCAGCATATACTTGGATTTCACCCCGAGCACCATGAGCGTATCGGGAAAGACGCAAGTATCGGTATCGACGGTGAAACTCGTCTTGGTCGGAGTGATGGTGTCCGCCGTGGCGAGCACCCATTGAGAGCTGATGTATTCGAAGCCGAAATAATCGTCAATTCCCGATGGCGGCCAGATCTGGAAATAGCCGCCAAGCAGCCGGTAGCGCAGGCGCGGGCCGCTTGCAATGAAGCCGGATTTCAACAACTGCCATTGCTGCGCCGTTACTGGCCCAAGCATGCGCCAGTGCTTCGCCTTGTCCCAATCGGTGTAATCCACCGGACGGTCCCAATCCGAGGGCAGCGTGTATTGAGTCTGCGAAAACGTCAATGTGATCGTTGTACCAGTCGCGCTCGCCGGCTGCGATAGCACGACGGTAGTCCCGGAGGCGCTCGACACGTAGGTATCGCTCTCAATTCCCGTTCCCGTAACCATGAAGCGCGCCGACAGTCCTGTGATCGAGGACATATTCGTAACCGACGTGCTGTCTGCAGTTGTATCGCCGGTGTAACTGTACGTCACCAAGTTGGTACGGTATTCCTTGGTGATCGCCTGCCAGTCGTGCTCGCGCTGCAACTCATAGCCGACGGCATTCATCAGCGCCAGCAGTTGCACCACTACCAAGTTGGAATTGCCGATGACCGATGTCGGCGCGGACAGCGACATCTCATTCGCCACGCGGTCCACCAGTTGCAGCATCGTGGAATTGGCCATCAGGCATGCGCCTTGTTCTTGATGGCAGCCCGCGCCTTGGCCATGCGGTCCTTGGCCGCTTGAACCTGTTCCGGCGTGCGTTCAGATTTGTCCTTTTTCTTCGCGCCTTTTTTCCCCTTGGTCTTTTGCGGCTGCTTGGTCAGCATGGCGCGAAGCTCGGCCATCTCGGCTGCGTGCTTGGCGTTGGTTTCGTCCTGCGCCTTTTTCAGCGCCTCGATCTGTTCGGCTTGATGCTGCGGCAAAGACGTGTCCTTGGCCACTTGCAGAAAGGCTTGCGCCCGCGCCCGCAATACGTCGGGACTCATGCCCGCAGCACCCATCCCCAGAGACTGCAATTGCTGATCCGACGCCGCGGCGATATTGTCGATCGTCAGGAACTTGGCCGCTTTCAGATTTTCCACGTCGGCGGGAGTCAACAGAGGCCACGCCGAAAGCGGCGTCCCGAATGCCCCGGCATCGGCGGATTGGTTATTCTGGAAAAAAGCCCACTGCCTCGCGAAGCGCGCCTTGTGTTCGTCTCGGGCCGGTATGTCCATGCGCAGCAGGTTGTTGCCGGCAGGGTAATAGTCGCAGTAAATCTTGTTCTCGAACACCGGTCTGCCTTCTGCCTTGCTCTTGAAGCGGTTCTGAACAGCGCGTACATAGAAACGCGCGATCATCACCGCATCCGGGTCCGCTGCCCCCGAGAATTGCCTGTTAGCTACGTCTGAAGCAAGCATGTGAATGCTCTCCTATAGTTGCGACCAGAGGATTCTGGCCTTGACGATGGCATCGCGCCACAATTGCCACCAGTACGATTGACCATCGACATTCAATCCCATGCGCCGCGCCAGATGGGGGATCAAGCCATCGCCATGCACCGCGATACGAATACCGAGGTCGCGCAACTGCGGCGCAAGAATCTTGAAGTCCTCGGCTTGCTGCGCCATCCAGGGAGAGGTAAAAAACGCTCGTCCCCAGGCCATGATTTCGATGGTGCGCTCCTCCGTAGTGCTCTTGCGGATATGCGTTGCACCATCGGCAAAAGAACTATCCGCTCCCCACAAATGCAGGTCTCGATAACCCATCGGCGGCGCGAGCACCATGGTGCGCGTGACGGCAGCAGAACCGCCTCCCACCATCGCTTCCATGAGACCGTGTTTTTCCAGAATTGCCTTGGTATTCAAATCGCCAGCGGCATGCCAGACGATGACTTTGCATTTTTCCAGAAGGGTAAACACAAAAGGATGGCAACGGGAAGCAACCAGGTAGATGACATCGGGATGCGGTATGGCGAATTCCTGCGCCAGCACATCAGCGTCGAAAAACATGGCGTATTTTGGTACCACGCCCTTGTCCAAAAGGAACTGCAGCGCCGCATTGCAAGCGATGATGTCACCGCCTACATCCTTGATGCTTTGCCAGTTCTCTTTTAGAGAAGGGCCGGACCCGACAATAGAGACCGTTCCGTTCTCTTGACCAAGCAGTGTCTCGTAACCGACATAGCCGCGCGCCAGCGTCGCCTCGATGTTGCCATCGATTTGCTCGGTGGAATTGGCCAAGCCGGTTTCGAGTTTCAGCCCGACCCAAGGGACTTCTTCCCCGTCCTGCGTGAGAACAGGAAATGCTGCCCCTTGGGCTGCGGCTGCGAGCTGCGTCATCAGCTCAATTGCGCCACGGCGCGCGGGTAGGTAAGCAGGGCCGTTGTCACAACCAGGCTCGCAGTGCTCGCCGAAGCAAGCAGCACGATCCCGGCCATGGTGGCGCTCCCGGCCGTGGTGGTCAGATACCCTGCACTGCCGGCGAGGTACAACTGCGTATCCATGGCGCAGGTTCCCGAGCAGCCGACGTACATGTTATTGCCGCGTCTTGCGACCCAGCCGCACTGCTGATCGGAAATCAACGTCTGGCACCAAGCCAATTCGGTGCCGACGCTGGCCGCAGTGACCAGGTACGCCGTGGTGCAGGCGAGCGCCGTGCCGGCGTTCAGAATGGCGACCAATGTTCCGGTCAGGCACGTCCCGCTTACCTTGACGTACACCCATTCGCTGTCGTTGTTGCCGTTTGCCTTGGTGAGCAGCGCAAAATCGACGGTACTGCCGGGACTGTCGAAAGCCGCGCCCAAAAGGCTTGAAGTGGAAAGGTTAGGCATGATGGTGCTCCTATGCGATCAGCACGCCGCAGAACTGCGGCCCGCTGGAAGTTACGTTGCCAGCCCACCCGATGAGTTTCACGATGGCGTCTTGGTTGACGCTTTGGCGCTCTCCACCGATGGGAACGAAATTGCGGTCCTTGTGCGGACGGTAGAAGAAAAAGTCCGTGTTGATGCACCAGGCGTGATTCGCGGTTGCGCCGCCTGCCGTATCGGTCGAACTGATCGCTCCTGAAATGCCTCCCCCGAGAATGACCTTGGCCGGGAAGCCGCCGCCATAGAACATGAGGTCAGGCCCGAATCCGGCGCCAGCCCCGGCGCTGCCATCGGCGCTGGTAATGCGCTGAATGGCTTGCAGCGAGTTGACGTAGAACCCGTAGAAGTTGGAATCCAGCACCCACAGATCGGGTTTGTTCGAGCCGCGCACGCATTCCAGACCGAGCGTAGTCATGTACTGCTGGATATTCGCCGCTGAAGTCGCCGCGCCCCCGTCTGAGGATGCGTCGTACAGTTGCGAACGCCAGAACGTCCATGTCGCGCGGCTGATGCCGCCGTAAGTTCCGGTGGTCGGATCGTCCGGTATGGCTGCGGCAAGGCCGGTGACGTTTTTCGCGGAGTTTCCGGTGCCGTCCAAGTACAGGTCGTTATCCATGCGGTTTTGCAGTTGACCCTCTGTTACCTGAACGCGACCAGTCATCAAATCGATCAGTTGCTCGCGGCCGGAGTTCTGGAGAGATTCCAGCCCGGACATGGATACCGCGCCGGCGTACTGCGTGAGGTTGAAGCTCGCTGCACTGATCGGGCTGTTCGGCGCGATATTCAGCACTTCATAGCCGCTGTAGCTGTTGACGTTGATCGAGGAGGCGTCGGTGTAGGCGATTTCCTCCAGGATGACGTTGCCGCCGCTCACAGTCCTGATATTGCCGCGCTTCTTCAGAGTGCGAAGAAAGGCGTTGTTATTGGTGAAGTTGTCGGCCAGATCCTCGCTACGGGATTGAATCGTAGTAGCGATCATGTCCGAGATGTCGGAATTTGCGTAAGTAGGCACGGTTGCCTCCTATTTGGTTCGATTAAACCCTTCCGCCCTGCGAAGTGACGGCATCGAATGCCGCCTCGACGTTGGCGCGGATACCTTTGGGCTTCGTCGCAGTTGCTTCTCCGGCCGGAGTGGAAGTCCGGGTAGAGACTGCGGTTGCCTTCGCCTTTGCGGTTGCCTTCGCCTGCGCTTCCTGGGCCGCTTTCTGAGCGGCGGCCTGCTTGGCCTGCTGCTCGGCTTCCCAAAGATGTCTGTGTTGCGGGGCGATCAACGCGGTTTCATAGGCGCTTTTGAGGTCTTGGGCGACACCGGCTTCAAGGAGTTGTGCCATGGTGTTCCTGACTTCATCGTAATGCGGATAGAGCGGGGAACCGCTCACATCCTTCTCCGTCTGGAAGCGTTCCAGGTCTTGCTTGGCGAACACTTCGCTCAATTGCTCCTGCACCGCGGCGCGCACATCAGGTTGTTGTACCTGTGGTGCCGGTTGCAGGCTCTGCTGCATCAGGAATTGCTGCTGCATTTGCGGATCGTACAGTGCCTGGAGAGGCACTTGGTAATCCTGCGCGAGTTTGGCAAACATCTGCAGCTTCTGTTGCGGGGTGCCGAACAGAAGCGAGTGGTGCGCCTGACCCATCTGGTTGATCCATTGGGCAGGCTGAATGCCGTACTGCTGGAGAATCGGCAGCAACGGCTGCATGGCATCGGCGAGCGGTCTGACGTTCTCGTATTCCTGCTTGTAGGTCGATACGCCCTTGGCGAATTCGCTTTCGCGCTGATTCAAGTATTCGGCGAGTGCCGGATTTTCTGCGGCGATCTTGTCGAATGCTTCCCAATGGTCTTTTTTCCACGACGAGGGCCGTGCAACGCCAGACCTTGGCTCCTGCGCCAGCACTGGCGCCGCAACTGGTGCGGCTGACGCAGCCGGTTTGTCCGGTTTTCCGGGGAGCAATCGACCGTGCTCATCGCGTGGCCGACCTGCGGTGCGTCCGAGCTTCTGCGCCTCGGTTTCCTCGGCATCGGTCTTAACCGGCGTCTCGGGGGCGGAAACAGCGGGACTCGGCGCTGCCGGTGCCGGCGTTGCGCTTTGTTTTTCCTCGACGGTGTTGACCGCCGCTTCGACTGCTTCACGGATGCTCATGGGATCTCCAGATCAGGCCGACAGGAATGCGATCCACTGCGTGGAATTGATGAGATAGCACTTCGCCGCCGTAGCTCGCGCCAGCACGAATCCGGCATCGGCCGCGAGCTGGTTGATGTTGCCCCCGGAATGCGGGTACACGCGCAGATCTGCGGTGGTGCCGTTATAGACGATCTGCGAATCTCCGGGCACGCCGGAATACAGGATCACGCCCTGTCCGGTGGTACCGGTGGTGACATCGTTCAGGTCCGCCGTAAGAGCGGTGGCGGTGCCCTGGGTGGTCCCGGCGGCGGTTACGGCTGCGGCAACTTCGTTGCCGTTGATAGCGCGCGCAGCACCGGCCGACACTCCGGCTCGCATCACGTTTCTGGCTAATGGCATTTCGATCTCCTTTTCCTTTCTTCCACTGCGTTCACCGCCTGGATGACTTTCTCCTTCAACCCTGGCGGTGAGGCAATGGGTTGACGAGGTTTGTGCAGGCTCGAATCGTTGCCGACTTCGATCATACCGTGCGCTCGCAAGTGTTCGCGGTGTTTGGAACGGGAAGTGATTTCGCTGCCGTCGATCATGGATCGGTATGGCTTAATGTCATCCATGATGTGGTGATCGGCGCGCGGCTCCGGCATCCAGTCACGCGGGACTTCGACCAATTCACCGTCGATTTGCACGTAGCGATGTTTCATCTGGAAAGCATCCCTGCATAGCGCGTCGAAGAAACCAGTTTGAATCCGCAACTGGTGTTCACCGGCACCAATATGCCGACATTGGCGGCAAGGTTATTGATCGAGTAGGCCGATGCCGGGTACACCGTGAGCGGGTTCGCGCCGCCGTTATAGACCCACTGCTCGTCCCCCGGCGTACCGGCGTACAGAATGGCCCCGGTACCGGAGGCCACCGTAGTGAATTCGTTGTCCGCTGCGGTCATGGCGTAGGCGGTGGCTTGATTGGTCCCGGTTGCCGTCAAGGCGCTGGCCACGTCATTACAGAGCGAGGCCACCGCGAGCCCCGGCAGTCCCGCGCCGAATACTTTGTGCCCGAGCGCCATCATTGCGGCCTCTTCGGCGGCATCTTCGCCATCTGCATTTTTTGCGCGTGCTGGGCCTGCATTTGCTGATTCTTCATCATCATTTGCTGCTGCTGGTTCTGGCCTTCCATCGCCATTCTCTGACCGTCCATTTGCAATTGCTGGCCTTCCATGCCGAGCTTGGCGCGGTCATGCTGTTGCTCGGCAGCCATATGCTGCTGTTCGATCTGCGCTTTTTGCTGCGCCACGCCGACATCCAATTGCGCTTTCTGTTTGGCAGCATCGGCTTTGGCCTGCTCGGCGGCAACGGCGGGGTCCGGTGCGGGCGGTTGCATTGCCGCCTGCTTCATCTGTTCCAGCGCCTGATCGATAGTGCCTTCGATATTCTTGCCTACCTTGTATTTGGTCAGCGCCCACTTCATCAATTCCAACATCACCGGCAGCATTTGCGGCGCACCGGCAACCACGACGGCGGCGGTTTCCAGGAACTTAGCGATGCCGCCGAGCATTTCCTTGGCGGCTTCCTTCTCGGCCTGGTCATCGAGTTGCACCAAAGAGTCGGCGTTGACTTCGATGCGAAATGCCCGCAGTGGGTTGGGCGAATCCGCTTCTGGGTCGGCAATTCTCGCCTCGCCCAACAACAGCAGCATCGCCGCGCCCGGGAGTGGCTTGCCGTCCTCGCCCATTACCGGCTGCGGCGGCAACGGTGCCCCGCTCATGGGATCGTTGCCGGGCGGTGCCATCTCGAAAACATGCTGCTGGTCGGCAGGGGAGAGTTGTTCTACCGCCGCCATGGCCATGATGGTTTGCGGGGTGAAATGCTGGCACATGATTTGCGCCTTCAATTGCAACAGATCGGTCGCAAAGCGCGCCACGTCGCGCTTCATGTCGCCCAGGCGCAGGCCAACGAAGTTCACCTTCAACTGTTGCGCGCCTAGCGTCTCGGAGGCTTCGGTCTGACCGCGCACGATGTCGGAAATGCCGGTGATCTGGTAGATGAAATTGATGATTTCGCGCGCCGCTTCGAAACAAACCTTGAGTGCTTCGTAGATCGGCTTCAAATCCAGCACGTCGATGGCTCCGGCCAAGCCTTTTTTCTCGGCAAACGCAGCCCAATTTTTTACCGGCAGGAGCTTGCCGTTCAAACCCTCGGTAAATACTCGTTCCAACACCGGCACTGCGGCATCGTATACGCCCTTCACTTGCAACATTTCCACCAGGCCGTTGATGCGATCGGCGATGGTGTCCAGTTCACGCGCCTGATCCTGATACAGCGCGAAGTCCGGCACCGGGATGAGGGTTTCGTTGGTGGTCGTGGCATAGAGCGGACGCGGGCAGGGAAAGAATTCGGCCAGTCCCAGCGGATCGTCGCGTTCATCGAGCAGCTCGGGTTGGCTGCGGGACATCCAGAACACGCGCTTTTTCTGGAGATCCCAAATCTCGTAGATGCGCGCCTGCTTTTTGACTTCCTGCTGAGTCAGTTCCTTACGCTTGTCCTCGGGCGTGGCATCGTAGGGGAGCCTGGCGGCGATGGCTTTGCCGAAGCGTTCGACAACGCCTTCCTCGTGCATGTATACCACCCGCCAAACCACGAACACTTCTTCCCAAGTACGGGCCACGTTGTGACCGAAGTCGCGCCAGGCGACGTAATCGACGGGAGCGCACTCATAGTCGATTTGCTCCTTGGGGGCATCTTCATCTTCGGTGACTTGCAGGCCGTCGGATGGCAACTGCGACGCAGCCGCCTTGAAATGCGGCTCATAGCGTGCCCAGGCAACGCCGCGGCCGGGGAGGAAGCGGTCCTGCACTGCTTCGCGCATGGTAGCGCGGTAATCGGGATAATGTTCGATCTCGAAAGTAAGCGCGCGCTCCAGAATGAGCGAGGCGACGCGGCCCACCGGGTCTTGATCGCGAAATCGCCGTCCGACATCGGGCTGCGGCAGGCGCGAATAGCAGGACGGCACCAGCGTATTGACATTGGACCAGAGGATGTTGAACTTGGTCTGCGAACCATTGGCAGCGCGGGCCTGCTCGCCACGATAGCGCTGCACGACTTTTTCAGCGCGCGTCTCCCATGGCTTGAAGGCGCGCTCGTAGGCGGCGATCAGTCCCTCGTAGTATTGGACTGGAGCACTGGTTTTTTGCTTTTCTTTGGCCATCAGGAGAGCGTCACGTTATCCATGACGGCCAAATAACGCACCAGACGTTCCTGATCGGCAGCGGCAGGGATTGCCGCATAGACCAGTTTCGATTTTTTCTGACCGTTCCAGAACGTCAGTGTTCCAGAACCATCGCAACATTCGGTGATGCCGCCCAGTCCAGTCGCGCTCATCGTGGCGGTCGTGGCGGTCCCGAGATTCAAGCGCAACGTACCCGCTCCATCAGCGGCTTGACCTGCGGTTACGACGTAATAGGTGGAGAGCGTGGGCGAGACTGTGGTGCTATCGGCGCCGCCGTCGTGTAGCCGCACCTGTGGCGATCCGGTGATTTGCTGGAGCGCAAAACTATTTGCCGTCCTGCCATCGAAGGCCACATCGCCCGAAGTCCAGGAAAGTGCTTTTTGCGTTTCCGCGATGAAGTACGGTGCAGGAATGGTAATCGCGCCAGTCTGCATCCAATAAGCTGCCCCATTCCAGAGCAAACTCGGCTGTCCCGCCGCTACGATTTGCGCGGGAGTCGCGCCGCTGGTGTTGATGGTTACAGTGGCAGCGTTCGAGGAGGATTCGACGAAGGAGGTTGCGCCTTCGGGAACGGCAGTAAAGTCAGCATCGAACACAATCGTCCCACCAGTGCCATCTGAGGCAACAACACCGGACAAATACACTGTGCGAAAGATTTTTTGCGGCGCGTCAGTACCGGCCTCGTCGGTACCAATCGTGATCTGATTAATCGTATCGAATACTGATGCCACACCAGCCGTTGTGACAGTAGCACCGAGTTGGGTCCACGTTGTAGGTAAAGAAGCGCTGTCGGGCGCTGTATAAAACTTTATGTCATTACCTGCGGCGCCGTTATCCACATCAAACGTAACCATGATCCACGCCAATGCTCCAGCAGTAATCGTATTAGCAACGGTACTTGCTTTATCGTAAAAAATATCGCCATCCGCAGACCACAAGAAATGTAGTTTTCCATCGGTCGTTATATACAACAGCACACCGCGGCGGTTAACAGTGTTCTTGAAGTGCGCCCAGATTACCGCATTCGCAGATGGCGTCCAGTCCTTCAGCGAGACACGAGCAGCAATAGACTGATCTCCTGACAGCGAAACTGCTGCGGAGTCCGGAGAACTCGCATAGTTCGATGCTATTCCAGGCACCGAGAGATAATTCACCCCCGTATCCGGCAGCAGGATCGGCTGGGCGGTGGTGGTGGCTTGCACTTGACTATTTGCGCCCCACAGCGGCAGCCACGCCGAGACGCGCTCGGTAGCGTCGGCTTGCGTGATGGAGTCTTTGGCGCTCCACCAATCGACGAGATTCCCGGCGCGCACCGGGTTCCAATTTTGGTGTTGCGTGGCGAACATCAGCCCGGCAGCCAGAACACGGTGCAATCCACGGTGCCGTCGATATCGACGTACAAGCCGGTGTTGAACTGCGCCGGTATGGGATAGAAGGTGCCGCCGATGGGCGTAAAGGTATTCACCAGCACCGGTGCCGCGGCGCTAAGTGCATCCCACACCTTGATGGTCGGCGTGGCACTGGCGGAGGCAACGAAGATGCCAATCAGCGCGCCGGCGCCGGTGCGCACCAGCGTATCGGAGGACAGATTGGTGTAATTGCCGCTCTGGATCACATAGGTCATGGTCTAAATCCTTTGCACTCGGTCAACCTGCCGTTGGTGGTCGCGCCACAGATCATCCAGTGTCGCCCCGCCGAAATAATCGGATGCGCCGACCACCACGGCGCGTTCCTTCGGTTTTTCCTCGGCTGGGGATTGTTCTTCCATGACGATAGCCCCATAGCTATAGGCGTCGCCGTCGTGAGAGGCCCAGTTATGGGCCGGTTCCTTGGAGAATTCTTTGCGTTCCTCGTCGTACTCGTAACTCCAGGCTGACAGACCGTCGCGTGCCTTTTCGGTCTTGCTCGCGTGAAACGAGGTGCGGCGCAGCACGCGCCGCGCGGCATTGATCCGGTCGGCGCGCTCAACCGCGGGGGTGATGCGCATGATATCGGCACCGAAATGGGCGAGGAACACTTCGATCGCCGTATGTTTCGCCGCGAACGTCTTCGCCTTGGCGTCCTGCGGCAACCAGATGCGCCCGAGACGGTAGCCGCGATCGTCAATTCGCTTTTGCAATCGCTCGGCCCATTCGTCGGCATCCAGCCCGGCGCCCTTGTCGAAATCGACGATACGAAATCCGCCCAGACACGGCTGCCAGAAAAACCAACTCGAAGCGTCCCGAAAACCGATGTCCGAGGAAATCTCGATGGGCGCCCCGGCCGGGTCGTAGTCATGCCTGTCGTCGATCCGACCTTCGCGCTCGGCGCGCACCAGACCACGCCCCAGGATCGCCCCCAGGTTGGCCGCTTCGAAAGAGCAGTTGTGCACTGCACGCGTGTTAACAACGTAACTCTCATCTCCAACGACGCGTAGATTATGAACGGCTCCTACATAATCTTCTGTTTCGATGGTATGCACGCGCCCGAGAATAGAGTTCTTCGCCGATCTTGTTTTACCTCCGTGACGATCGTTTCCGGCCCATCTGCGCATCTGTACGGAAAACGACATGCCTCCGGCAATTTCTCGACCGTTCGCAAGCATGGATACCTGTTCTTGCCTAACCGAATAGGTGCCCGAGTAACCCAGCGCCGCGCCGACGATCTGGACCTGCTGTGCAAGCCCCTCCGACACTGTGCTGTAGCAGTACACCGGACGTGCGTTTCCTACTTTTGGTAAATGAATGCAGCCATCGCCACGCATCAATGTATCGAATACCGCTTGCTCATTTCCTTTTAGAAGCGCCAAAGGAAGCCTTTTGTTGTGTGATCCAGAACCGGCTTGTGAAACAAGAAAATCCGCGAGTCCTACTGAATTTACCGAAACTACTGAAACATTCGCTACTCTCCTAAGCGTTGGATCATATCCTTCAGTGCGCAGTGCAACGCACAGGTCCTCGACGTTATCCGGCTCATGCGCTCCAATGGAAAACGATACGGCGTTTCCGCTCGCGCTTCCTTCGCACACAAACCACGTAATGACCTTGGCTAGAGACTGGGAGATGACTGGTTTTTGTGAACAATCCAACTTTGGAGTGACAAGCCAGTCGCCGACAACAATATCGCTCGCCTTCTTCCACGAATACGACTGCTGCGACGGATCGCATAGATACACTGGGTGTTCCGGGGTGCAAACAAGTGGGCGGGAACCGTAAGACTCTATTTTCAACATCGGCCCAGCGTAGCGCCGCTTATGCACTTGCTCAACGCGGCGGAACCGCCCTGTGTGAGTCAGTACCGTGTCGCCAACGCTAATTTGTGAAATCTGACGTGCCTTATCGGAACACACAACCAAGGCATCCGGCTTGAAGCAGTGGTACTCCTGTTCAAACAGCGACAGGCCGTATTCCTCATCGAAAGTCTCGATCAAACTCGCGCGGATCGCCTCCAACTGCGCTGCCGTGAACACCCCGGTAGCGTCGGCGCTGAGCAATTCGCCAAAATAGGCCGGATTCTTTTTCGCCCCGGCAAGGGAACGATAGGCATGATTCTTGCCCCGCGGCGTGGTGTTGAAAATCGCCCAGCCGCCGTTTTCCTCCAGAATCGGCATCAGATAACCCCAAGCGGCCGGATCGCACAGCGCCCATTCCGAAAACACCATGCCCACCGGTGGCGAGCCCAGCAGCGAATTGAAATTGTCGCTGCCCACCACCTGCCAGGTAGAGCCGCTGGCAAAGTTGATCGACATCTCGGTATCGTTCTGCGAAGTCCTGAGCGCCTCAGGAAACGCCTCATCGATGCGCCGCTTCCCGCTATGCGAATTGACCGCCGTCCACAGCGCCTTGCGCGCCTGATTGGCCTGCGGCAGCATGTGCCAGTAATTGCCCACCCGCTCAAAGGCCGAGGTCGCCGTCCAATGCAGCGATAACTCGTCTTTTCCAGAACGCCGGTGCCACACCAACTCGCAGTGCTTCCCCCCGCCCTCCAGGTACTCCCACGCCGGGATCTGATACGGCCGCGGTCGCCAGCCGCCAGCGGGAAGCTGAACTTTCATTTTTTTGCGCGCAACGCCTGAGCCAGCGCGCGCCGCTTCATCGAACCAGCGTCTACCCCCGTAATCCGCCCAGCATTGCGCGAGGCGTAAAACACCCGCTCGGCTTTCTTCGGACCGTATCGATGCTGCATCGCCCCCATGATCTTCTCGCCCTTGCCAGTGAGCGGCATCACGCAGCATCCAAAACCAATGTTTCACGCGGAACCGGCGTAACCGTCACCCCATCCGCCCCCAAAACCCCTAACACCTCAACTACCTCCAACGCCTCCAACCGCGTCCACCCCAAAATCTCATCCCCCCTCGTCTCCCCAAACCGAATCAACTTCCCCGAACCACTCACCTTCCCCTGCAACAGCGTTACCTGCAGCAAACACGCCGGATTCTGCACCGGCCCCCCACCGTGATATACCTCCCCCTGAAATTCCGGCAACGTGACCGCCAAAAAATGTACCACGCATACCGCCCCCTCATACCCTCGCAACACATCGGCAACCTTCATCGCAAACCTCCTTCGCCAGCGTAAATACGCCAACTTCTTAACACTGTCAAGTTTCCAACACACAAGCTCCACGGTAAAGCCCAGACGAATGCGTGGCCCACGAAATCGACCAAGGCGCGCTGGAACGGGACTCCTGCGCCGGGTAAGCATGCTTTCGCGGGACTCCTCGAGGACGGCCAGGAGATCGCAGACGCGCGCAGACCTTGACGTGCAGCGTATCAGTGCTGGTACAGCGGAGGACTGCTACTGCCTACTTGCTAGGCAGCTTGGGAGCGGGGCGTTCCAGTTGACATAACACCGATAATGCGCCATCGGTTACATCTCGACCCGACTTATCCACATTCTCGCCCTCGAGCGTGCGCCCGCTGAACTTGACAATTTCAACAACCAGCGGCCCGCCATCGGCGCCGGTGATTTCCTGCGACGGACCGTACAGGCGCTTGAGCAGGCGCTCGAGCTCCCATTGGCGCGTCTTAACCCGCGCCTGCGCGAGATTGCACGCGACTGGCCCCTCAACTGCCTCGAGTTGATCGAGTGCCTGCACGGCATCGAGGTAGGCTTGCAGGGATGCTGAGGCTTGGACCTCGCGCCAATCGTCGGGACAATCGCGGAGGAATTGCCTGATGATTGAGGAGGGGACTACGCCGAGGGAAGCGGCGATATCTACGATGCGCTCGCCGTTGGCGTAGCGTGCGAGGTTGGCTTTGGGGTCGACATCGGCGAGTGCGCCGGCTGCTGGCATGGTTTGGGATTGTGCCGTTGGGTGTGTGGGAATGCAAGCGGGGGCTGAGGCGTTTGGAATCCCCTGGACCCCTGCTTTGGTTTGCTCATGCTTTGAAACTGCTCTGATACTGCTCTGAAACTGCTGGTTGGATTCTGGTTGACCATTCGGTTGACCCTCCGGTTGAACAGCGGTTGAACCATTGTTGAACGATGGTTGAACCGACGTTGAACCATTGTTGCATAGGATGACATTGCGCTTTGTTGCGCGTGGCAGTAAATTGTGCTTTCATTATGCTTTTGCCGGACTGTCGAAATATGACCGATCTTCTCACCCCGCAGGAAGCTGCGGATTACCTGAAATTGTCCATTCACACGTTGTCAACATGGCGATCACGCCAAAACATCGACGGACCGCCTTGGATTGAAGCCGGCGGTTCGATCCGTTATCGGCGCTCCGATCTGGAATCCTGGATCGACTCCAGGACCAAAAATGGGAGCAGCACCAATGCTTGAACGTCTGCCCTATTTCAAACTACACCCGGCCGATTATCTGCTCGATACTCTGGATCTCACCCATGCCGAACACGGCATTTATTGCCTGCTCATGTTTACCTATTACTGGCAAGGCGCGTTGCCGAGCGAGCGCACGCAACTGTATCGCTTGGCACGCCCCAACGATGCCGATTCTCAAGGCACCGTAGAACGTATCCTGAAGAGATTCTTTCACGAAGCTGACGGCAAATTATTACACCACCGCATCGAACGTGAATTGCTCGGACTGGTCGAATTCATGCAACATCAGTCCGCTGCCGGTAAAGCCTC